CCTTTCCGATGAGGGAAAAGACCAAAAGGCGCCGAAAAGGAAAGCACGGAGGGGTCTTTCAGGCTGGTCCAATAGTCTGCAATCGACCGCGACCCCGCGCACCCGACGCCCGTGCGCTCACGGCGCGCACGTGAGCGACGCGCACGTAAGGGCTTTTAAGGGGATTAAAGCCCACTCAACAACGACACGCTCAGACTGATATGAGAAGGAGACAGCCACATGCCAATGGAAAACTGCACGCTCGCCGAGAAGCGGGAGGCGCACCACTACCGGGCCGACACCCCGGAGGACATACAGGACCTGCTCGAAGTTCTCGAGGAGCCGACCTGGCTCGTCGAGGCCGTCGGCCAGTGCCCGCCGGACTGCGAGTGCGGTCACCCGCCCTTCTGGGCGATTGTAAGCAAAGAGATGGGAGCCGGCCAATGATCACCGTACAGCTGAGATACTTCCCGAAGCACGGCGGCCCAATGCAAAGCGAGGAGGTCGAAATGCCCTCCGTACTGCGCCCACGCGACAAGGTCAACCTGGACGGCGTGTTCTTCCACGTAGACGGCCCGCCGGTGTACTGGGTCAAGGAGGGCGTCGCGAGAGTCAGCCTTCTGCTGGCAAGCGGGTCGGGGGACTGACAATGGCAGTACCCCCGCTTGAACCCCATGAGATAGAGATCGCGCTGTGTGTCCTGTGCGACGTGATCAAGAGGCTCGAGAGGGCCATAATGGAAGATGCTCCTGAGGACCGGGCTTACTACGTGCAGGAGGCTTACAGCCGCCGCAAGGGCGTCGAGAAGAAGTTACTGAGAGGGATAATCGATGAACAAACTCCTTCCGACTGATCTAGACCTGACCAGCCGCCTTCATGTCAGCCCTCGACTGGCACGAGCTCGACAGGTTCTCCATGGACTATACCTGCTGTTCTACCTCCGAGTGGAGCGGATGAACGGCCGGTTCGCCTACATGGATTGGAGGAGCAACCCGGAGGAGCTGAGATGAAACCCCGCATAACAGTCAACCAGAAGGTCACCGCCTCCCTCACCACAACCCTGGGCTACGCCATGGAGAAGGGCGGCTTCGGCGGCCTGTTCAGCGACCTACCCCGAGACATACAGGCGCAGTTCAATGGGACCACTACCCGGTTGCGACGCAAGGTCTGTGTCCACGTGCCCGGCGGAGGGTATTACAGCAACATGGACCTCGGTGAGGACGCCGAGGTCACCGTGACCTGGACACTCAAAGAGGAGGGCATAACCAGTGACTGACCAGGAAACCGCACAGCGTGACGCGGCTCGTGAGCTCCGAGAAGCCCTATCAATGGTTAACGATAGGGCAGCCCATGCCATAAGGCTGGGTCTACATGTGGAGTATAAAACGACGTCCTTCAAGGAAGTCGGCAAACCGGACGGTGAGTTCCTCGCCGTCAAGATAAGAAAGGACGTCGTATGAGACACCTATTCATCCTAACCGTCCTCGGCCTGGGCCTCATGGCCTGCTCGCCGCGGACACAGCAACCAATCTGCGACCGGGACGCCGTGGCGTTCGACAAGGTCGGAACTCAAGAGGACCCATGCCATGTTGAAAATATTGATCCTGTCGTACCTGAACGGGAGCGCAGCGGCGCTGACCGCGATGATCATAGGGGCCCTGATGGTAGCTCGCCGACCGGAGGCGGAGTCCCTGGACCGGAAGATGGTGGTGGTGGGCCTTCTGGTTCTGGGGGTCCTGGCGGGGATACTGACGGCCCTGGCGACGGCGGCAACCCTGGTGATCCCGGCGATACAGGCGGAGATGATGGAGGCGATACGGGCGAAGATGACGATGGTGGCCATGACACTGGAAACCCCGGCGCCGGCAACCCTGGAAATGACAGGGGAGTAGGTAACGCCGGTGAGCAGGACAAGGACGAGGGCTCCTCAGGTGGCTCACGGGGCGCTTCGACCGGCAAGTCCGGCCCAGGCAACGGGGGCGGCCAGGGGAAGGGCAACGGGAATGGTAAGTAGGGGCAGCTTCACGAAGATATGCCCCGGCCTCAAGCGGGCCTGCCTGGCCATAGCCTACGACAACGGCATGGTCAACCGCTCGGAGGGGGAAGATCTCTGGCTGCGTCGCACGGACGAGATGCTGCTGGAGGCTCCCATCCTACTGACCCTGGAGGCGGAGACTTGGCTGAACGAACTGGACGACGAACAGATGCTCGTCCTGTGCGCCGGCGAGGCCACCGAGGCTGCGGCCCTGATGCGGGGCTCCCCTAACCCACGGTACGTCGACCACCTGCTCAACTGCGTGTTCGACGAGAGCTGGGGACCCTACACAGCGTAACGCTGGCTTGCCCTGCCAACGCCTCGGTGCTACATGTAGGGCATGACCGAGCGCGCATCACCCCTCGACAGGGAGCACCGGCAGCAGTTGGTGCTCCTTGCTTTAGAAACGTCCTCCACCCAGCTGTCCGCGTGTGAGGCGGCCGGGGTGTCCTACTCGACCTTCAAGCAATGGAAGCGAGACAACGAGGAATTCGCCGAGGCGGTCCTCGAAGCCCGTGCCGTGCGGCAGGAGCACCTTCGTGACATGGTCCAGGAGCGGGCCTTCAACGGGTACAAGCGCCAGGTGATGTACAAGGGCGAACGGATGTGGGAGCGTTATCCGCCAGGGCATGAGTTCGCCGGCCAAGTTGTACTGGACAATGACTTCGAGCCCGTGCCCCTCATAGAGCACGTGATGAGCGACCAGGTTTTCCTGCGCCACGCAGAGGCCAACCTGCCGGAGTACCGCTCAGGCAAGGGTGGTGGGATCGCGGTGTCGACGGAGGCGCCGGGTGGCGGCAAGACCACGGTGCAGGTCAACTTCGTGGAGCCCCCGAACTGGGATGACGTGGAGTGGGACGACGAGACAGGGCGCGCCAAGGGCGTGGGGGAACATGGCACAGATAGTCCAGCGTAGCATACCGGTCAAGTTTCAGCCCCTCTATAAGCCGGCCCGCTATAAGGTCTTCCACGGCGGCCGGGGTGGAGCGAAGTCGCACTCGATAGGCGACTACCTGGTCACCACTGGCCTCCAGCGCCGCATGCGCTTCCTCTGCTGCAGGGAGATACAAAAGTCCCTCTCGACCTCGGTGCACCAATTGCTCGTCGACAAGATTAGGGAACACGGCGCCCACGAGGAGCAGGGTGGGCCGTACCGCATCACGAAGGACGGGATCAGGGGGCCGCACGACACGCACTTCCTGTTCGCCGGCCTCAAGTCCAACCCGGACAGCGTCAAGTCGATGGAGGACCTGGATGGGGCGTGGGTCGAGGAGGCGGACCGCGTGTCGCAGTCCAGTCTGGACCTGCTGACGCCCACCATACGTAAGCCAGGCTCCGAGATCATCTTCAGCTTCAACCGGCGCAACAAGACCGACCCGGTCGACAGTCTGTTCCTGGGTGGCACACCCCCGCCGGACAGCGTCGTCGTCGAGGTGAACTGGCGGGACAACCCCTGGTTTCCCAAGGTACTGTACGACGAGATGATGTGGATGAAGGGCCGCGACCGCGACAAGTGGCTGCACGTCTGGGAGGGCCAGCCGCTGAGCCGCTCCGAGGCCAGGGTCTTCAACAACTGGACAGTGGACGAGATCGACGAGCTCATCCCAGCCGGGACGCGGCTGCGGTACGGCGCGGACTGGGGCTTCTCGATCGACCCGACCGTCCTTGTCGGCATGTACGTTTGGGGCCGGACGATCTACATCCGCCACGAGGCGTGGAAGGTCAAGTGCCCGATCGACGAGACGCCCTCGCTGTTCGCCGGCACCGACCCGCGCAGCCTGGTCGGCCACAACGGTGGCCCGCCCCTGGAACCCCGCTGGCCCAACAAGTTCGGTCACAGCGGCCTGCCCGACGTCCTCCGCAGCAGGATCGTGGCGGACGGCGCGCGCCCCGAGACCATTCAGTACATGAACGCCAGGGGCTTCGACATCATCAAGGCCGTCAAGGGGGCCGGGTCGATCGAAGAGGGCGTCGAGTTCCTCCAGTCGTACGACATCGTCGTGCACCCGAGCTGCCAGCACGTCATCGACGAGCTGACCCTCTACGAGTACGAGGTGGACAAGCAGACCGACGAGATACTGTCCAAGCTGGCCGACAAGGACAACCACACGATAGACGCCGTGCGATACGCCCTGGAAAGCCTGCGCCGGAAGCGCCGCGGGGGCCTGACGCCACTCAATGGTTCAAGTCTGGTCGGAGGGGTCATAGAGTGAGCTCTTGAGGTGATAGGAGCAGGGACGATGGACGACCCGTGCGACGACTGCGCCCACTGGGCGGGAAGGATGACAGATGATGAGACTGCAGCCAGACGGAGAGATGCTGAGCGGGCCGATCGAGGTCAACGCCGACGAGGGGCTGACGGAGACGGGCTTCATCGCGAGCGAGCTGCCGCCTGAGCTCCAGAAGGCCCACGAGGCCAACCGACGGCTGAAGAACGAGGGGGGCAAGGGCGATGGCGTGTCCGGCATCGTGAACGGCGAGATCCTCACGGTCAAGGAGACCCTGGCGCTCGCCATTGCGAGGGACATGATCGACGACGCCCAGCGTCGTCACCGCAAGCCGCTCTCCGAGTTGAACATGCTCGAGCTGCGCGAGGGGATCGACGAGCGGGTCAGGGGCCGTGCCGTCACGAGCGGCGAGGTCATGCAGGAGATAGGTCGCCTCCAAAACTTCGAGAAGTACAAGGACAGGGTGCGCCGCAGATGAAGGTCTCCGAGCTGGCAGAGTACCTGCAGACGCTGGTCGAGCAGGGCAAGGGCGAGTTTGACGTCGTGCTCGTGAACGGCAACGGTCAGGAGAAGTCGCTCGTCGGCGCCGAGGTCATGGAGCAGGGCTTCTTCAAGACGTTCCACGAGGGGCAGCCGAATGCCGCCAAGAAACACGAGGACCGCAGCCGACCCCGGCTCCGGTTTCACATGTATTGACAGGAGAGCTCCTATGAGCTGAATACTCAAGAAGCTAGACACGATCGCCACCTACATGGCCTACGGCGCTGGAGCGACCCTGGGTCTCTGGATGGTGCAGAAGATGACCGGCCTACAGCTCGTGGTGTACATCGGTCAGTAGGAAACTCCGCCCCTCCGCATCGACTGCAGTGAAGGCCGCAGCGCCGACTGGTCGGATGGCTAAGCCACATAGGATGCGAGACGGGGCGGAGTTTGACGGTACCAAACGACGGCCAGCGCGCGGCAATCTCGGGACCAGTTCGAACGAGATACCGGAGACAGGCCCATGGCCAAGCCGACGCCCCTCGAGGCTGTTATCGGCCTTTTAGGGGGCCAGCGAAACCAAGCGATCAAGCCGACACAGACGCAGGGCCATCCGGGTACGGCGGTCTACGGCGGATACGTCGTGGAGAACGAGACGGAGAACATCCTTTCGGGTCGCGAGCGCTACCGTACCTTCTCAGAGATACTCGCCAACACATCGGTCGCCGCAGCAGGTGTCCGGTACTTCCTGAACCTCTCGGCCAAGGCCAGCTGGACGTTCGACCCGGCCGACCACCCCAGGGGCGTAGAACTGGCCGAGCGCGTTGAGCAGATGATCATGAAGGACCCCAAGACCTCGTGGGCCCGCATCGTGCGCCGCGCGGCCATGTACCGGTTCTACGGCTTTAGCATCCAGGAGTGGACGGCGAAGCGCGCCAAGGAGGACGGCCTGTTCACGCTGGCCGACGTGGCGCCGCGGGCGCAGATCACCATTGATCGCTGGGACGTAGCGACGGATGGCTCCGTGTTGGGCGTGGTGCAGCGCAACCCCCAGAACCAGGAGGAGACCTACCTGCCACGGGGCAAGCTGCTCTACCTGGTGGACGACACCCTGAACGACAGCCCTCAGGGCCTCGGTCTGTTCCGCCACATCGTGGAGCCCGCCAAGCGCCTCGAGCGCTACCTGCAGCTTGAGGGCGTGGGCTTCGAGAAGGACCTGCGCGGCATTCCAATCGGCTTCGCCCCCTACGCTGAGATACGCAAGGCCGTCGAGGACGGCGACTTGAGCGAGGTGGACGCGCAGCGGCTACTGGACCCGATCCAGACCTTCCTCAAAAAGCACCTCAAGAACCCCGAGCTCGGGCTGATGCTTGACAGCAGCGTCTACTCGACGACCGACGAGCGGACCTCTCCGAGCTCCCAGCGCAAGTTCAACGTTGAGCTCCTCCAGGGTGGGTCCACGACCCTGCCGGAACTGGCGAGCTCGATCGAGCGGGTCAACCGCGAGATCGCCCGCATCCTGGGCGTAGAGGCCATCTTGCTCGGGGACGGCGACCGGGGCTCCCACGCCCTAAGCCGGGACAAGACGAACCAGTTCAGCCTCACGATCGACGCGACCCTGTCAGAACTGGCCGAGGGGTTCACCGACGACCTCATGACGACACTGTTCAGGCTGAACGGTTGGCCTGAGGAGGCGATGCCCGAGATGAAGCCCGAGGCCGTACAGTACCGCGACGTGGAGCAGGTGACCGCCGCACTGCGCGACATGGCCCAGGCTGGTGCGGTGCTCGACCCGGACGATCCGGCCATCAACGACGTCCGTGCGCTGCTCGGCATCGAGGCGATGGACGACCTGACCCGTGACGAGGACGCAGCCCTCACGGGCCCGACAATAGAAGACGATCCAATCGAAGATGGAGAAACGATAGATGGCCAAGAAGACCAAGAAGAAGACTGATGACGTCGCCGACCAGGTGGTCATCGAGGAGTACGCGCCCAAGGCGAAGGCCCAGGCGGCAGAGCTAAAGGAGCAGGGCTACCGCATGGTCAAGAGCGAGCGGGGCGCCCTGCCTGGCTTCATCGTGATCCTTATGGAGCGAGACTGCCCAGAGAATTGGGACGACGTGGCTGTACAAGAATTCGAATGACGGTCGTCGGTCGCGTTGGGCCGCGACAATTTCGCCTTAATCCAATCAGACAGGACGGAACCAGACATGACTGACAGACCATCGTACAACGACCTAGCCGGAGAGGAAGGTCTTAAGGGGGTCCCTGAAAGCAAGCTGCGCAAGATGCTGAGGCTTGAGGGCCGGGACGACGTGACGGTCATTAACCTCGACGACCAGCGCGCTCCTCCCGAGGTAGTGACCGCAGGATGGACTGACAGTCAGATCAAGGCAAAGTCCGCCGACGAGATCGTGGCGATGGTCAACAGTGCGCAGATGGGCATCCAGAAGCTGCACGAGACCATGCGCCAGGAACAAGACAGGTTAACCGGACTGCTTCAGGTCCAAAAGAGGAAACAGCAATTAGGAGGCCCATAGAGCCATGCCCCTTATC